GGAGCTCGTTAAACTAACCGCAATAAACCCATGGCTTTTCTCCCGCAAAGCGCCCAAAGAAAACGTGAAGAGAATAACTGAGTGAACCAGATGAACAGAATGACGTTCCACCCTAGGCCAGCTAGACTTATTCCCTTAGAACTAAATGCTGTGAATACGTAATTCTATATCTTGACAGCAGCAATTAATACTAAAATTCTCAAGAGCATAACGTACACAGTGTTGAAAACCATCACACTAAAGCTCTCGAAGAATCCCACGGTGGTGCGTGTAGTCATTGCATCATAAGTAATGCCACAAAAGTTGACTGTATCGACACCTGTTTCCTTGATGACCTTGATCAACGTAGACTCGCTGATTCTCGCATTCGCATACACCATCATGTTCCTGACAGTGTTGGGCATGTGATCTAACATCTTGTTCACTTTGTTCACTAAATCAAGAGACGTTAAACCTTCTGAAATCCTTTAAGAGATGTTCATACTCTCAACCTTATCTGACACTGCACGAGCTACTTGCTTCACTGTTGCACCTATCTAATTAACAGTTTTGTTCAACCGTATACTAGACACCTGATTGGCGACTTACTCAGCAGTCCTTGTTACTGCTGTCGTGATAGCTTCACTATTCTTTCAGAATATTCATGCCCAACTTGTGAATGAACCCGCCGAAGGTAGTCGGTGCCGGAGTTTCAATTCGTTGTTAGAGGTCAGCTTGGTTACGCCTGTTCTGTTGTACACATAGATAGACTAAGGCGTTTAAGGCATTCAGAGCCCCGTGGGTTCTCTTCTCAGCAATTCCCTTAACGGCAGTGGCGTTGGCCATTACTGCACGCGTATAACTCATGATCTTGGTAGTTGGACTGACCGTGAGCGTGTTGGAAAATGCGTAGTTGAAGAGGTCTTCCTAGATGAAGAAAGGAGAATGTTTTACCCAAATGGCGACGTGGTCTTTTAGAATTGGATTGACGTTGATCTAAAAAGACTTGTAACCTGTAGGGTTGAAACGGAAACTTTAAACTCCCCAGAGAATCATAGGCGGCACAAAGTATTCAACACGATAAGCAACCATATATATTCCCTTCCCTAGAAAAACTCTTTCTAGGACTTCATTCTAGCTACAATAGTTCGTTATGACTTCAAAGTTTTAAAACGCAACTCTTGTAGAATACCCATGACTGGTGACAACTGCTCCGTACAACTCAACGACCTACAAGTTGAAACTGTAGAAACCGAATTTTATTTCGTCAGAGTATGTACCATCGTCTCGCTTTCGTTACGAGACCCATCCTTGTAAGTCCTCTTTAGTCTAAACCCGATACTCTTGGACCACGAGGGACCTAAAGCCGTTGTAAAGATTGCGCAAGAAGCTCTTTTGTGAATAGGTAGCCGTATTAGTGACTCGCTTCGTAGGAAGAAGCTCGGCAGTCAGACGATTGCATCCCAAAATCTTTTCCATCTATGAATCGAAGTTCCAATTAGGAGTATTCAGTTGATAAACAGATTTGAATTTAAGTGCGGCTGGGCAGAGAGGGGAGTTTGTTGTAGTAGCAGATTTAGAAGGCTTAGGAGGTATATGCTTCTTTGATGTGTTTTGAACGCCGGTCCATACGTTTAGTTAAATTTTTCCCACTTCTATCTTAGTAACACAATTTTAAGGAACTGCTTGAGCTTATTCCTATCGTAGAAACACAGAGCTGATAGTCGTGTAACGTTTGGAGACGAAGGCACATAATAGACGAGCTACAGTCTTATCAGCTCGAGTCCATTACACAATCGTCAGTCCTTTGAACATATCAGCGGGGAAATTGACCGTTCCGTCTAGTCCAATCCTCAATGGCACTACTCCGTAGTCGGCTTTGTGAGCCACTTTCTACACCAGTTATACAGTTCCCGTCAATGTCTTGATAGCGGTACTAATTTCCTTGTATAACTTGTCCACTTCAGGCTAATCTAAATTAAACCTGC